TCCTGCATTAGAAGGAATCCTTCAAGATGCTGAGAAAACCATTAACGTGAAAAATACTCCGCTTCTAAAAAGCATTGCGGAAGATAAAAAAGAGAGTGTTCTCAGAAGATCTGAAAGTTCTAACAATAAGGGTACGGTTAAAGATGTACAGATTCCTTCAGTGAGAAATAATGAATTTAATAAATGGTTTGATAACTTATCTGTTGATGAATTCGAGGAAATGTGGAGTGTCCCTCAATTGAGAAGTAAAATAGAAGATAGGATTAGGCGTCCTGGAGGTTACCATGAGTGGCATCTAGTTGCTAGAACACCAAAGTTTAAACAATGGGGCGTAAGTATGGACGATATAAAAGAAATGAGGTCTTTAACTAAAGATGTTGAATTTGTAAATCCCCCTGGCCGTCATGGAAGGCGAGGATCTACAAAGGCTCATAATGAAATTTTAAAAATAATTGATACTGCTCCTGACTATGATAGTTTTGTTAAAAGACTAAATGAATGGGCTAGCAACAGAATGAAGAATGGTGTTATGGATTTACCAGAAGGATTAAGGAGGTAATAGGTTATGAACAATGATGTTTCTTTGTGGTTAGGAAACTTTCCAAACTTTGATGAGCTAGAAAAATATACTGAAGTAAAATATGATGAAGATGGAGATAGTATTCCTTCCACTTTTGAAAAGGATTTTAAATTAGGCTACTATGATAGAGATTTAATAGAGAAGGATTGGATACCAGATAATGAAGATGATATAGAAGAGCTTCTAATAGATTTTTCATATGATGATCAGCTGATAAAGCAGTTTAAAGATGTTAAACTAAGTTCTAAGTATAATACCATTATTTTGATTTACAACTACAATTATGTTAAAGACGGTAGAGCTATAAATTCAGTAAGCAATAATGAATATGAACTTAATTTTATAGGTACAGCTGAATATGTAGACTAGATTAATATTCCTTCTTGGTGCAATAAGGCACCTGATTGTTAAAACAACTACGGGTGCTTTTTTGTATACTTTTGTGTAAGATAGCTAGTTGGGCCCCCATTTTTAGAGGGCCTTTTTATATTACTTCAATTTCGCTTCAATTTCCGCCTTAGTTTTCGGCCCGTAGATACCATCAGCTTTTAACCCATTCATTTGCTGGAATCGTCTGACGGCATCGGCTGTTTTCGGTCCATAATAGCTATCGATACCAAAGTTTTTGGCTTTCTTATCCGGATAGAAATGCAACGCAGCTAAAGCTGTTTGAATCTGTTCAACGGCAGCACTGTGCATTAATGGGCTTTTCACTTTGAAAATGCCAGAAGGCAGATTAAAGGATGATTTCTTTTTGCTTGAGCTTGATTTTTTAACTGTCTTAGATGAAGTTGTTTTCTTGCTTGATGTTTTGCCGCCAAGCGCTTTTAATTCAGCATCAATCGCCGCTTTAACTTCATTCCAACGTCCCTCGTCTAAAATGCGATGCGGGCAATACTTTCCGCTCCAGTCTTGATGCTTCCGTACACGATCAATACCCCAGCCACGTTCTTTAAGCAGCTGAGCAACAAACTTGATAGCCAACTTTTCGGCATCCCTGTATTCAGGTCCTCCCGACTTGCTGTAGCAAATTTCAACACCGATAGACTTACGGTTCCCGGTACCGTTTGTTCCGTCCCCTGTGTGCCATGCATTGCGATCTGTCGGGATGCCCTGTCTTACCTCTTTGTCATCAACTGCAAAGTGAAAACTCGTTGAATTGGTATTTCCGATCATATAGCTGACCTCATTAGCAGCAGGTGCATCATTGTAAGTGTTATGAATGGTGATGTATTCAGCGTCCATGTGATTAGGGCATTTCAAGCCGTATTTTGCTTCTGATACAAGATTCTTTTTCACTGCAATTGTCATGAGTATCTCTCCTATTCTGTTTTTAAATTAAAAGAGCCGCTGGATTACCCAGCAGCTTGTTCATCTTTTTTTTTTGTTTGTTCGTTTTCTTCTTCAATTACATGAAGTCGGTCCGTAATTGCAGCCGGAATCTTTACGCCGATCTGTGCCAGGTTCTCCGTAATAGAAAGCCCTTCATTGGCGATATAAAAAAGAACGGTTCCAAATGTGAGAACACCATTCAGGTTGAGAATTGTATCAATAATGTTTGCCACAATAACCACCAAAAAGCTGAGCATCTTCCGGACGTAACCGAACCAAGCGCTCCGGCTCCGTAGCTTCTTAAATTTCCATGCCTTGATTACTCCTGTTATGACGTCAATAATGCTGAGGACCAGTAATAAATCGAGATATTTAACACCTCCGAACAGGTAGATCCTCGCTAAATCCAATGTTTCAAAATTGATAAACACAGTCGTTTCCTCCATTTCGTTTGATCACCTCCTTAGAGGCAAAATAAAAAAGCCGCTTCTCCGCCGCTTAGTTTTTTTGATGATTTGGTTTTACTGGACCTTTCAAGTTGTTGAGGTTCTTTTCTAACTTCTCAATATGCTCCTCAAGCTCTTTTATTTTCTTAGTTTTTTTACCATTGTCATATTGAAGATCAAGTATTATATCTTCTGCTCGTACCCATTTTTGTTGATAAACAAAAGCTTTTTCCTTTACTATTTCTATTGTTGTTTTCAGTTCTTCAATACTTAATGGTTGTTCATTGTTTTTAGATTCCTGCATTTTTCATTCTCCCCTCGATACTTTCAACTTTTTGCTTTAAACCTTTAACAATAGGAATCAATAGAGTTATGAGCCTGTCGTACATAAGGCCCTCAATTTCTCTTTTTCCGTCTTTGTTCAGTTCTCCATAGCTCACAAATTCGGAAAGCCCTGCCGCCTCTACATCTTCGGCAATTAAACCAGGGATTCTTGTAATATAAGGAGCTTCCTCTTCAGGTGTGTCTCCTTTTCCGTTCGCTAAATTTTCAGCATAATTTTCAACGGTATTTTTGTCGTACCACGTTTTCGGTATCAACTCTAAAACCCGATCATATTTATCAGATGGAAATTCTTCAATATCAAGCTTATATTTACTTGCTGACGTTACGCGGCCGAGTGTTCCATATGAGGTGATATGAACATTAGCAGCACTTGAGTATGTTCGGTTGTAAATAGCTTTTGAGACTACTTGCGGACCTGAGCCATCTTTTCTAATTGTAAAATCACCCCCATAAAGCCCGCCGCCCTTTAGGATCAAATCTTCATCTGTAAATACTTCTAAACTTTTTGAAGATTGGCCTTTAATAGATCTTGTGTCAGACATAGATAAGCCATTTTTACCGCCTCGTATAGATATTCCACCATTCCCACCTTCTATAGATATTGCAGTTTGCCCTCTTAAAATAAGAGATTTATCAGCAAATATATGCATCTCAGGGCCAAGAATTTGCATAAAATCGGAGTTTCGCGCATCAAAATTGGCGTATTTTTTCCCACTGTTAAGACCTGACCATATACTCAAAGACTTACTCCCTGATATGTTCATCTGAACCCTAGAAAAAGGATCGGAACCTCCAAGAATTTTATCATTACAAAGTAAATCCATTGAGGCGTACCCTGTTTGCGATGTATTGCCAGACATCTTAATGGACGCATCTTCTAAATCCAAAAATCTCAATGGTTGATCTGTTCCGCCTTCTCTGCTCCCTGTTATCATTGAAATTTTCCCGGTCGTTATCTCCATTTTGTCGTATCTTTCAAAAGGCTTTAAAGTAGTCGAATAGTTTCTGCGTTGGTATATCTTATTGCCTTCAATATAAGAAGTATACGCGGTTGATTCATTCAACGGTTCAAAGCGCCCGCCCTTAATCAGAGATCCTGTAATATCAATAGCTTTGATTGTCCCAGACGTAATTTTGTCGGCTGACAAACTCCCAATCTTTGCATTGGTGATAGCCCCATTAATAATATGTGCAGTATCAATAATCGCTGTCTTTAAATGTGCTTTTGTTATCGCTGCATTTTGAATTGCTGCTGTTCCTATTGCCGCCTCAGCGATTTTTGCCGATGTAATTGCTGCATCTGCTATTTTTGCTGAATTGATGGCAGCGTTTTGTATGTGGGCTGATCCAATAGCAGCATTTGCAATAAAATCAGATGTAACGGAACCATCAGTCAAAAGTACATCGAAAGGGCTGAAGGTGTATTCTTTTTTAACAAGACCCCTTCTGATTTGAAGTTTCCGAATAGAAAAAGATCCAGCTACAGCTACGTCTCCAACGCTACCACCCAGCAACAAATGAATAGTGTCGCTTGATAATGGTGATTCGAAAGACAGATCCACACGAACAAATTGATCCGCAGGGTTTTTAGTCAGATCTGAAATACTCGATGTATTAATCAGGTTATTTTCAGAGCTTGAATTAGTGGATCTGAAATTTAAATAAGTTATGCCAGGTATATCGCCGCGTTTTAGCTCAAATGAGATGGTATAAGTCTGACCCTTTACTAAAGATAGTGTTTTTCTTGGCGATGTACTTATTCCGAATAAGGCGTTATCCGTTTTTGTTTTAGTTGCTGTTACTTCATTGTGTTCGCCGTTTTTCACAACGGATATACTGGCACTATTAAGACCGGTAATATCGCTTGCTCTTAGCAATGAACCCGGCAAAATATTAGCCTCTGAAAAATCACGTGAGAGCTTATCTGCTGTTACCGCCAAGTCTGCCAATCGGTCTGCTGTTACTGCACCAAATAAAATATCATCAGTCAGTATTCGCTGGGTAGTGGCCGAGAACTCATCTGTAAAATCGCTTGCTGTGCCTCTTGTATTGATTGCTCGAAGGCGGTAATACCAAACTTCATTCACGCCTGTAAAATGCTCATATCCGCTTGTTTTCCCACGAAAAATCCTGTTTTCTGTTAGAGGTGTGAACCCCTTGATCTGAGAAGCATAAATTTCATAGGCAGCAATATAGCTCGATGGATCATAGTCCCATGTTAAGGTGATATTTTGAAACATTGACTTTACTTCAACATTTTTAGGCACCGGTGGTTTTTTATCCGGGAAACTGCCATCAGTGACTTCGCCAGCGTCCGGCTTTCTTTCCCATGTACCACGATTCTTGTCGAGTATATTTTCTATCTGATCAATCCGATCATCACCTTGGAGCACCGATAAAAACTGCCCTATTTCCACAACGCAGGTATTGTCTGGATCTGTGATGTCATATTCCATTGATATAATGCGCTGCGACGTTTCTATCGGAATAGCAAAATTTCGGTCTATGGCAATTGTTGTATCGCCCAGCTCAACGTGCTCGTGCTCATAACCTGGTACATTCTGAAGCAACTGAACTGAAAGCTCATAATTCACCTCAGTTTTTGATGCTGTCGTAATGAGATGATTGTATGTGGCTTTTAAAAGCTCCGCTGGATCAGTTATATCTTCATTGTTGTACTGTCCTTCTCTGTGGATCAATTCACCGTTTTTAAGGCGTCCCAGCCTTTTTAATAGATCTGGATCGCCGACCCATTCCTGACCCAGTGGTTTATCAACTGGATCACCTTTTGATTTCTTCCACTCTACTTCTGAGAAGTCAATAAACCGCGAATAACCGCCCGTCTCCTCCCCGTCTTCGTCTGTTGAAGCAATAGAGGCACCATATCCCCAAAGAGCTGTCAATGGGTAGCTGATGACCGTTCTTTTAATATTCTCTGTATCTTTATCTATCTCAAAGCGTTTCCCGCTATCTTTTCCTCGTCGTGGCAATATCTTGATAATTCTCTTTGTGATCTTGTTTCCGTCAAACTCGATAGAATCTTGAAGCTCGCCGCCCCAGATGTTTATCACTTCGGCAATACACTCTAAAGCTGTTTTCTTATAAAACGTGGTGGAGTTTGTGCCGAGTTCAGCACTTACCTCAGCAACCCACCGAGAACGGGCAAGCACGTTGTCTAAAACAAATTTTGCTGTTTTGTCAGTTGGCCGGAAGTCTTTCACAAAGGTTTCTGCCAGCTCCATCATGGCAGCTTCACATGTTACTAGAGTGTTAACCTCTGAGTTTTCGTCTGTATCATCAAGTTCCTTAATCACAAACAATCGGAGAATGCCGTCTTTATCTCTAAAAACAACCTGATTCTCTTCAAACAAATAGCGCGCATCAGGATGGGAAGCATCTGCTACAAAAGAAAAAGAAGAGCCTTTATTCAGCTCTTCTTTGTATTTGGCATCCCAAAACCTGCACGCTTCTTGTCCGTCGCTGGACAGCACTGTCAGGACTTGATCATCTGGTGAAAGAATATACATGTCAGCCATTAACGGACCTCCTTACAAATAAGCCTCATCGAATTTGATGCTGCTTGCGTGGCTTAACTTCAATTTTGTTGGTACTTTTGGTGGCAGCGTGAACCACTCAGATTGTATTTGCAGAGCAGTCATGATTAATTTGCCGCTACATGTCACTTTTCTCTTTGATGAATCAATAATGAGAGTGTCACCGGCGATGAAGTTGTAAACGACTTTTATTTTCTTAGAAACAGATCCATCACCATTTAAAATAGCTACCTCATATGAAGTGGCCGCTTCTTTAAAAACACATTCGATTTTTGGTTCAATCTCCGCATACCCCGGGTTTGTGAAAACCTGCACTCCGGCATTCAGTTCTGATTCCGCAGCCGCTCCATACTTTTTAGGATCAGGGCAGATAAAGGTCAATGTTGCCTGTTGAAAGCCACCCTGCTCCTCGCTTTCAGATACACTCTCAAATATTGCATAATAAGTTCTGTCTGGCTCATCATGGAAAACGAGTGGTTTCGGTTCGTCTGCATGCAGAATATAAGTCAGTTCTTCTTGTTTCTTCTTCAATTCTTCTTCACTGCTGAATGCAAAAAGAACATCTATGGTTATCGTTCTAATTGGTAGTCTGGTGCCCCGATAGAAACCGCCTGGACGGTTCCCAATCGTGGCTGTATTTACCTCTCGGCTCATTACTCCCCGGCCAGTGGTTGATTTCACATAAAAGAAGGGTGAAATATCGATCCCATTGAATGTGATTTTCCATTGGTTGGGCAAAAGCTCCTGATAGTTGATCAATTAAATCTCACCCTCCTTGCATTTGATCTTTTTTGTGCGTCTGTCACAGGCTTTTCTACACCTTGTCCGACTTTCTTGCTGTCCATTTCAACAATGATAGTCCTTTCAGGTAACTCAAGGTTTTTGACATCTGCACTCAATTCTTTTCTGACAGTGCCCAAATCGCTTCTAGATATGGATGTATCGTAAGCAAGATTCATATCTTTCTGCTCAATATACATGGCATCGCTGATTGTACTTATTGCATTCTGAACTGCATTGATCCCATACTGAATCCCCGCTGCTATATTAGTAGAAACCGTATTGCCTATATCGAAGCTTTGAAGAGTTGTCTTCTTTTCTATCGTCTGAAGCATCTTGCTGTAAGTGTCTACAGCAGTGTTTTGGGCTTCAAAACTAATAATTGTACTGCTTACTTTATTGTTCACTTCCACCGCAGCCGCTCTCTGTGCAATCTTAGCCGTGCTGGCTGCAGCCGATTTCACTTTGGCCTGCGATTTATCAATACCAGCTGCCATACCTGTGCCGACGTGATAACCGACCTTATCGCGCATAACCCTTGATGGCGAGTGAATTCCTAGAAGTTTTTTCATGCCATTAGGGATTGCATTTGCCATCGATTTCACTTTGCTGGCTAATGCCCCCGCCATGCCGCTGATACCGTTTATCAGGCCTTGGATAATATTGCGGCCAATGGTTTTCAGGTTGATTCCTTTGAAAAACTTCATCACGCTATTCCAGATACTCACTATCTTTTCTCGGGTCGCAATTATGCGATTTGCGATCTGATTCTTCATGTAAAGGAAGGCATTTGACGCTGCTGATTTTATCCCGTTCCAGATGGATTGAACCTTACTCTTAATTGCATTCCAAGTGCTAAGGATTTTTTCACGTGTCGCCAAAATCCGGTTTGCTATTTGGTTCTTCATGTACAAAAAGGCTGCAGATGCGGCTGACTTCAACCCATTCCATATTGAAGACACTTTACTCTTTATGGCATTCCATGTACTGAGTATCTTTTCTCTAGTTGCTAGGATTCTGTTTGCAATCTGGTTTTTCATATAGAGAAACGCTGCAGATGCGGCGCTTTTCAAACCGTTCCAAACTTTAGTAACTGAGTTTTTAATCCCATTCCAGACTTTTGAGGCGAATGATTTAACGGCATTCCAAACCGTCATAATTACCTTTTTTTGCAGCTCAAAATTTGCCTTTAAAAGTGTGACGAGAGCCGACCACACTTTCGATGCTGCATTCTTAATGCCTGTCCACGCTGATGAAAGCCACTTAGAAACAGCGCCCCAGACTTTGACTGTATAAGCCTTGATCTTATCCCAGTTCGCGATGATGAGGACAACCAGACCCACTACAGCCGCTGTGATCCATCCAATAGGACCCATAGCAATGACCCAAGACGCTGCCATTCTCGCTGCGTTTGCAGCCGCCTGAGCCGCAAGAATCACGAGACGTTTTCCGAAGGCGATCATTTGAGTGATTCCAGCTGCCAACATAGATGCAAATGAACTGATTTGTGCTGCCGTCCACGCCGCCGCCATTCTCGCAGCTTGAGCAACAGATTGAGCAGCCATGACAACCATCTGTTTGATCCAAAGGCCCATCTGCACTATCCCAGCTTTAAGGGAAGTGACAAAAGAGCTTATTTTCATAATTGTCCATGCCGTTGCAGTTCGTGTTGCCTGTGCAATGGACTGCGCCGCCATAACAGTCATATTCTTGATCCACAGACCCATTTGAACTATGCCGCTCTTTAAGGAAGATACAAGAGCAGAGATTTTCATAGCTGTCCAAGATGCTGCCATTTTTACGCCATTTGCTGTGGCTTGAGCAGCCATGACCGTGTATTTTGCAATGAATCGACCAATAGCTGCAGTGGCTCCTTTTAATTGAGCTATCAATCCGGCTAACTTAATGCCGGCAGCTGTATCTTTGAACCCACGCAAGTATTGAGCAGCGTCTTTAAAATCTTTAAATCCATTTGTTACTGCACTAACAGCAGCCATTGCAGGAACTAACGCTCTTAGTGCGCCCAGTAATGAAATGCCCACCGCGATAAATTGCCCGATAGCAGGGTTAGCTTGCATTGCTGCATTTGTGAATTTTAAAAACCCGTTTACCGTTTGTAAGATGGTTTGCCCTAACGGAGCCATACCAACGAGCAAATTGATGATTGTTTTGGCGATTTCACCAATCGTACTCCAAACAGTCGGACCGTTCGTTTTGATGTAGTCAATAAACGACTGAAATTCTTTTGTTTTCGTGACGCTGCCGGCCCATTCATTAAACCTTTGAGTCATGTTAACAAGAGATGTCATCATGTCCTGAGACATCGGGGCAAAACCGGTAAACAACTTTGTCAGACCGACTGATAAGTTCCCGATGATCTGCAGCAACTTAGGACCGTTTGTTTTGACATATTCTATAAACGTTTGGAACTTCTTAGATGAACCTAAATTGGCTGACCACTTCACCCATGAAGCCGTGGCCTTTTCCAAACTGGCCGACATGTCATTCCCAAGAGGACCAAAAGCAACAATCAGATTCATAACTGTTCTGAGGACGTTGCCGGCTATTTTTCCAAACGTTACGAAAGCCTGGCCAGCATTTTTGTTCATGTAATCTATAAAGCGCCGCATGTCGGTATCTTTAAACGCCGCATTCATGCTTTTAGCTAATGTAACGCCGCCATTTGCCACGCTTTTGAACATAGGTCTTAAACTATTCAGAACGCCCTTAAACGTCGTCAGCGAGCTCGTGAACGTTTTTAAAATCGGTTTCTGTACAGATTGAGCAATGCTCTGCCAATTTGCTTTAAAATCTTCTAAAGTATCAAGGGCTTTCTTCTCTTCTTTTCCGAGAGATTGCTGGATAGCCTTGATCTTCTCCATGATTTTTGCACGTTCTTTGGCGTCAGTGGTTTCATCCAGTTTTTCTTGAAGCTTTTTCAAGTCCTCAGATGCTTTAAAAACACCACTTAATGAAGAAACCGCCAGCGCCCCGAATGAAGCAGCTCCTGTTCCTGCTACTGCAAAAGCACTTCCGAGTCCCATAACTCCACCAGCTGCCACACCAAGCATCGGGCCCAGTGAACCTATAGCGCCAGTAATGCTGGCAAGAACCGGAGAAATCGCAGGCAACGCAGAGGTGAAAGCCCCTGCAAGTGAATGGCCTATTACAGTAGAAACGGAGTTAGTGATTTTCGCCAGACGATTCATAGAGTTTTCAAATCGATCAGTACGGGCCTCAATAAAGATCCATACTCTGTTAGGTAAGGATCTCGTCTCAGTTTGTGCAGTAGCGACTGCGCGAGTTAAATCTGAAGTATCCCCGTTAATGTTGGTTGTAACCCTGTTGGGCAACGATGCAAGTTCTGTCCTTGCCGCTGATACCGCTCGCTGTACGTCGTCAGAGTCTGCGTCTAAATCGACTCGAGTTCTCTGATGCCGATGAATAAAGTTGTCGATCTGCTGCTCTGCTTGTCTGACTCGCGCTTGGAAGCTTGCGGTTTCTGCTTCAACTTCAACAGTATGAGTATCAGCCATTCGCCGCAACATGTCATTGACTCGGTCCATACTTCTGTTGAATCTCTGCGTCTGAGCTTCTACAACAGCAGTAAGCCTCTCGATCATGCCCTCACCCCTTTTCTTTGGATTGTTTTCCGAAATAAGACCGCACAGCGTCATTTAACATCTGCACGCCTTTTGCTCTCGGACCAAGCTTGTTTACGTCTGATTCACGCCATTTGTTTTCCTCGCTTGTCAGAGAACGCTCAAGCTCTCTGCGCGCTTTTCTAGCGTCAAACATCTTTGATTCTTTTGGTCTCTTTTCGTTTAATGCATAGCGATGAAACATAGCATTTCTCGCCAGTAACTCTATCTCATCAATTTCACGCAGTTTGGCTGCTTTTAGCTTTCGTTTATACTCGTTTGGAGTCCATGACATAATGACATCGTTGTCATAGACACCCATCCAACGAGCTGCATTTTCAATTACTTGGAGATAGTCGATCCCGTCTTCTCTTTGTACGCTTCTTCCATCGTCTCCAGCATGTCCTTGTTCATTTCGTCTTCCTCCAGACGCTTCGCTTCCATTTCTGGAGTCTCGTTCGGGCTGACCTTTTTCGGTTTCGCCAGCTTGTTCATCATCTTCCATTGCTGACGAATCTTTCCTTTGAAAAAACCCGCTGAATCCAGTGTTTTAAAAGCTTCTTTCACCATTTCATCAACGGCGTTGCCAGTTTCATCTTCTTCGATGATCTTGGCAATAGCATCCTCAATCTGCTCGACAGAAGGTTTGCCTTTTTTCAAGTGAGCAAGTGCGCAATCCCAAAATGCAGAAAGATAAACAGCATCATCGTTCAGTAAACTGTTGTAAATCGTTAATGTGCCGCCTGATTTGTCACCGTTTTTATCTTCTTTCGCATATTTCTCATTTGCTGTTCTATCAAAAGCGAAATCACAACGTGCAGCATAATCTTTTCCGTCAATTGTTAAATGAGCCATATTTAAAACCTCCAAAATTTTGTATTAAAAAGAGCCCTGGCAACAGCCGGGCTCCTATGCTTCTTCTTTATTTGTGCGGGAATGGTACTTTAGGTCGTAACCGCTTGTGTTTGCGTAACAATTTCAGTCATCGAGGATTCTCCCGCATCGTTCACAGCAGAGACATTGACCGTCAGTTTCGTGTCGGCTGCAATTCCTGTCAAGGTGTGGGATGTACCTGTGACAGTAGCATCAAGCTTCTTGTCCGCTCCTCTATACACTTTGTATGACGTTGCCCCATCTACCGCATCCCATTTCACGGTCACGCTGTCAGTAGTAGCCGTGAACGATAGATTTTGGGGCGCCTTAGGGTGTAGTTGTTGTTTTGCCGTTCTCGCCAAACTGCATGAACTTTTTCGCACCCGCAGAAGATCTGATCTGATCAATTAATTCTTGAGGCAGAGGATCAAGTTCCCCTTTACGAGTCTTACCGAGTACAGGCAAGGTTGTTGAAACCTCAATAAATCCATCTTGTGGAGCGCTTTTCTCTAAACTCTCAATGATTGCATGTCCATATTCTGAATCATGCTTTTGGTTTGCGTTCTTATTCAGGTTTACTTTCCATACCTGAACTGTCTCTTCGTTATCATAAGCGTCTTCAATTGCAGATTGCCCTGGATCATTGGTAGCAGCATAATAAGTCAGCTCAAAGTTCTCTGATTTAGGACCGTAACCAACGATTCGGCCAGACTTTGTTGATTCATCTTTTGTATCTTGTTCTTTTGTATGACTGCCTTCTGTTTGGAAAGCAATAAATAGGCCTTCATTTGAAGTAGCATTCATCGGTTGAACAAAGTAAACCTCATCAATACCATTCAATAAATCTGACATTTTGTTCATCCTCTCAATTGTTTATTGTGTACCGCATCCTGAGAATGCCGTGCCGGGTGTAACCATCAATGTCGGTGATCACCTGCATGCCGCGCATCTCAGAACGACATAAAGAAAAGCCCTCTATTTCTAGGGGCTCTCTCGTTATTGCTTGTAGCATCAAATCAAGGATCTGCATCGCTTCTTTTTTGCCGTTGTAGTCGCTCCAGCAATGGAGAACAACATTGATGATTTCACCTTTAGACGTTTTTGTTTCAAATGGCGAAACGTCATCATCGCCTGTTGTCACATATGGCTTTTTCTGATCTTTCGAGACTGCATCAAGCACACCAGTGACGCGTGCATTCAGCTCTTCATCAGTTGATAGCCTTTGAAATATAGCCGTCTGCAACGGCCACATGGCTGACCGCATAATGACAGCCCCTTTCTATCACATTTGACTGGCGAAGTACCGCATACCTTCCTCAATAGACGGATTCCAGAACGGCTGGGCCCGCATCCCCCGCGTCATAACCCACTGGTTAAGCTTGGTATCATAATAGACCCAAGGAGTCTGCCGGCCGCCGCCCGATTCGCTATAAATCCCTGTTCCATACTCTACATACCAAGTTGTTATCGTATGGCTTTTTATCCATACTTCTTACTGTCACCAGCAAGTTCGGCGTACATTTTCAACCAATAAAAAAGACAACCTTTACTGGTTGCCGGACACTCTTGGGAACATTATATTTATTCAGTTCCTACGCTCTACGGTGCTTGGTAGCCTTTCGCAATCTACCAAGTTACCTCGGTGTTGGCTTTTTGTAGAATCTTCTAACTCCGAGGGGCCTGATAACATCTTCGCCTTTATCTCCACGTGAGAGACGAGCATAGATCGTTTTAACTGGAATTCCATACAACTTTTCTAAATCTAACGGTGAATATTTCTTTCCATTAATCAATACCAACTTACTAGAAGTTTTATTTGAAGCTTGTTTAGCAGCTGGAATCCATGTGCAATTAGAAGGTTTGTAATCACCGTTAACATCGATACGTTCAATAGTCATATTATCGTTATAACCATTAGCATGAGCCCACTCAGAAAAATTAAGGTAGCTTGCTAACCACTCATCACAGATTTTGATACCACGCTCACCATAATTTTTATACTTATCGTTATTTTTGTAATAGCAACGTTTCTTCATGTTTTCCCATATATAATATAGTCGTGTATCTGCTTCACCATGAATTTTCCGGGCTTTACTTATAGCCTCTTTTTGTAAACAACCGCAGCTTTTTGTGTGACCATTTAAGACATCTGCCGCTCTTCCAATTCTTGTTCCACCACAATCACATTTCATATACCAATATGGAGTCCTTTCACCTGAAGAAGATACATGCACATGGTCTATTGAAACAAATGTTAATCTGCCGTATTTTTCACCTGAACGATCTTTGAAATTCCCTTTTACAAACCTTCCGTTTCGATCTCTCATTTGTATAATCATCTCCTATAAGATAATTATACACCAACATACGCCTATTACCCCGTAATTCTACATAAGAAGCTTTCCACCGATTTTGCCCAGTTTATTACCCCGTTATTACTAACAAGGACGGCGTACGTTTCACCGCATAATCAGCACCAACAGAAATAACGGCCGTTAAGCCGCCGTCACGATAGTCGATTTCTATTGAATTTTTCAAGTTCCCGCCGTCGATCATGGCCGTTGGAGCATTTAAAACGGCGTTGCTGTAAATCAGCTCGGCCGTGTCAGTTACTATCCGTTTGGCTTCTTCAATCACATTGCTCCTGAACTCCTCAGTAACTCTACGCATTTGCCTGACCCATCTGCCGCTAACTCTTGCCATCAGGCTCCAGCACCCCCGATACCTGACATTTCAGATTCAAGACTTCATGCATGCCGCCTTGATCAATTGGCTCTGATTTGAGAATGAGAATTTTATTTTCATAAATGATCCTCATTGTCTTCTCGATATCAGTCCGATAAGGGAAATACACGTTGCATTCTATCGGGTTTTGCAGCTGCTGAGCCTGATAAAATTCTCGGGAACTGACGCCACTGACTAAAGCTTCTGTTGTGATGTAGTCAACGTAACCTTCTTCATAACCACCGCCGCCGTCCGGCACCTTACCCATCCGCTGAAACGTGATTTCGTGGGGGAATTCCTCATAAATCATTTAACTCTCAGCCTTCGATATGGCGTAAGGTGTTTTGTGATGTACCGAGGAAATTCTGTATTGTACGAATACGATACATCCCCCATGCTTCTTCCCGAGAGTCCAGAAGGATTCATGTTATATTCTGCAGCCTTCGCAACAAAAAGCTTCACGCCAGCTGGTAAAGCCTCCGGATCGAAAGTGTTGCTACAAAAATCACTGGCAGACTCAATCAAAATAGGGACTATTTCAGACAAATATTCGTCATGCCGATCTGTCTTAATCCCTGTCATTCGCTTTACTTGTCCGATGTCCACTGGATCACCTACTCTTCACCTAAGATAATCTTGATCAGTTCATCTTTAGGCGCTTTAGGGTCAAAATCATATTCATTCTCTTTCAAGAAAGCAATAATCTCATCTTTGTTTACTTTCTGCAGTTGAGCCTCAGTCATATCAAAAAGATCGGCAGCTGGCTTTTTGATTTCATCCACTCTCTTAAAGCCAATATGTGAGTAAACCACCTCAAAAGCCTTTTCAGTGCATTCAATTGTTTTGGAACCGTTAGATGCTTTCATATCACGCGCTTCCTCCTTCCAGTGCTTTCAGGCGGTTTTCAATATCAGTGAGTTTGGCAATTACATCATCACCAAGCTTAGCTAACGTAACAGCCTTTGCAGCGATATTTGCGTTTTGCACACTGCTGGATCCAATATTTCGACTTTGAACAGAACCATCACCAATATTGATGTTTTTCACTTCTCCGTCGCCAATCATTTGAGAAGTGATGCTTTTAGCAGCAGGCGTTGAACCGGGCAAGCCGGTCACTTTTGCGCCTGATTTGATCTCTAATTCGCCGCCGATCACCAATTTGTCGCCGTTATTTGTTTTATAGTTTTTAGATGTGTATCCCATACGCTTACGCCCCCGTTGCTGGAGTAATAGCTGCAAACGCATCATCAGTCAATGTCATGAAACCGACTTGCTGAGTCACACGAAGAGCAACCATGTCACGCTCATACAAGTTGATTGGGTTTCCGTCTGCATCAACAATTGTTGTCAATGTTGCATCCTCAGAGATTTTGTATTCCATGCCTTGAGGGATGCCGTAACGTGTGTAATTCCAGTCAGCCGCAAGTAATGCCGCTTTTTCGTAATCCCATGACTTAGAATCGGCATATCCGATCGGAAGACCCAGCGCCTGTTGAGTTGCGCCGCCAGTTGCATCGTTGAAGATCGGAAGCCCGTTACCATCCTTAGTACCGCGAAGTTTTTGACGGAATCGGCGTGTTGTTGTAAAGCCGTTTACATCCTTATCCGCATCCTCAACTAACGCTATTACTCCATTAAGCTCGTCATATAGGTTGCCAAGTGAGTTTAAAGCAACAGTGTTACCAGATTCCTTGATTTTTTCAAATACAGAAACACCTTGACCAAATGGTGAATCGACACCGAATAACGCAGCCTGATCGAATTTAATAGCAAAGGCTTCAGCGATAGACGAACGCATTTGTGTAAAGAAATCTGTTACAGAGTAACGCAAGAATTCTTTAGAAACAGGGATGATGACACCCAATTTCTTTGAAATCATTTTTGCTGTTAACCATTGGGCCTTAGACGTTTGAATTCTATCGCCCTCTCCAACCCAGTATGCTCCTGGCCCAGAAGCCAAGTATGTGAATTCTTTCTCCGGCTTGGTCATTTCTTCATATTTTGCGAGTTTCGTGACAGCAGATTGAGTCATAAACTCTTTTAAAACTAGAGTTCCTTGTTCGGACGGGACCTTCCCGTTTACTGCGTCTTGCATCAATGCATTGTTTGGATTAAATGTTGGCATATTTATAGCCCTCCTTATTTTCTAATACTTGCTTCAGCTGCAAGCGAGCTAATATCTAAACTTTGATTTGTCGGTTCATTGCTGCCGGACTGAACATCACGGCCATTCTCTTGGAACTTGGATTCAATCGCCTTTTGAAGTGCAGCATTGTATTTCTCTTCGAATGCTCCGAGGTTCTTCATCGTTGATTCTTCATCATCGCCGATAAAGAATTCCACTACATCTGCCGGCAGTTGCTTTTCAGAAGCATAAGAGACAGCTTTGTTTAAAAGCTTTTCACGTTGTGCTGCTGTCTTTTGATCTTCCAGCTCCTTTTCCAGCTTCCTGATACGCTTTTGTTCCTCTGTTTCTTCCGGATAAAGCTCTTTTACCTTTGCATCAACCAGAGCATCGAGGTTGTTCGCCTTCCATGTCTCAAGGCCTTTCGTAAAATGTGAATCCAATCGAGGCTGTATAAGTCGTTTCCCTTCGTCTGTTTCAAGGAACCCTTCCACCTTATCTGCTGATACGGCCGAAAGTTCTCCTACAAATGCTTTTACTTCTTCGTTCTCTTTATTTTCTTCGAGAAATTTTTTCACTTCGTCTAATGTTGGCATTACAGTTCTTCCTCCTTCGCCCTCTACAGTGCGCGCCTGTTATGAGTGCATGAAAAATAAGCCTTTTAACGTCATGCTCAGGACAAAATAGAAAAGCAGCTTTATAGTGACTTCCCAACCCATTCTATTTTTTGAATTTCTCTGATAGGATAACTGTAATTTCCATCGTTAATGTAACCTTCTTCAGCTGAAAGAGCACCTTTATTCATGTCCATCAAAATTTGTTTACTCACATATGCGGTTAAAACCGCTTTTTCACCACTTTTTAGATGTAATACAGCATGATTGATCTTTTCCATCATCATTTCCCCTTTTTCTCAATGGATTTGTACCACTCTTCATAGGTTTGATATGGGATAGTCTCGCCAGCGCCATTGCCACGCTTACGGGCCCTTCTTGTATCCGGCAGCACGCCGTTTACTTTGAAAGCAATCGTACAACGGCAGTTAATATCATCCTTGGCATTATTCATATGCCCCGGAGCCGGCCCGACGCCGCCATATATTGATTTGAATAGCCCATTTCGTTCAACAGTCTTGCCATCAAGCTTCCTGTGACCGGAACGAGTCTTCAGATCAAGAGTTGCATTCCACATCTTTTCGAGTTTGCTCTTTTTAGAAGCCTGCTCAGCGCTTCTCATCCTCGCCGAAACTTGTACCCTATGAGTCTCTGTTCTCGCCACGTCACGAGCCTTTCTGCGGGCAAATTCGGTCGTTTGCTCAATACGCCGGGCAATCTTCGAGTAATCTTCACCAGCTTGAATGCCTTGAGCAATTGAAATCTGTATTTGTCTCACATAGTCATCTCTGTGGCGCTTATATAAGGCTGAGAGAGTCAATTCAGCTATCGGGTTTAATATGGCCTGCTTGATTACTTCGACAGTAGGAATGCTGAAGCCTAAGTCGACCGCAGCTTCCATCTCGTACAAATAGGCAGAGCGCATGTAACTCTCAAGGAATTGTTTAGCAGCCAAAGCCTCAACGATTGTGAGGATAGTTTTGAATGCCTTACTGGATTCCTCAGTCATGCGTTCCATTTCTTTTTTAAACCTGTTGTATTTATTCATATCAGCCATAGATAGCTGACCATCTCTGCTGTATTTCGCATAAAGGGCCGCGATTTGTTGATTGATCTCTTTCAGCCGTTGAGCAAAAACGACATCAATCTTTTTCGCGTCCTCTGTGATCATGTCATCCAGGTACTTATCAATATCATTCTGGTTCATCTTCATCACCGCCCGTATCTGTTTCGATATCAGTCAACGGTGGCATGCTGTTCCTGTACTCTTCTTCCTCCTCTTTCATCTTATGAAGCTCATACTGAACATCATCGACAAAGGACAAGAGAGAAAGGCGTGTTTCTTCGCTGATTAATCCTTTAAGCTGCGATGTTGTCTGTGCCTCTTCAAGAACGTTGGCTGGAAGGTTACGCTTGAATCCGAACCATACTTTCAAATAATCTTCTGCTTTAGCTTTGTTTTTCGTTGCCCAAGCTGAAAAGATCAACTTGTATTGATAACGGAGGGCAGCAGTCATTTTCCGTTCCATCGTGATGCATTTATTCTCAAGCGCCATCAATTTAAATTTCATTGCAACGCCAGTGACATTCCCGCCAAATGATTCATCAGAGAAATTGACCGACTTTGCAAAACGGAGAATGTTTTCTTCCAGACGGTTCAAATGATTTTCAATAATTGCGTCGTTTATATCCTTTGTCAGATAGCTGACATCGTCTTTTTCATCGTAGAGTTCAAGAATCCCAGTCTTTTTAAGTTGCTGGAGTGTGTCCTCATCGGCTCCCAGTCCCTTTAGGATCAAGTACGCCAATCTGTACTGCTCAATTTCATTTGAGGCGTCTGACAGTGTCCGGTCATAGGCATCAATAAGAGACAATACCTTCTCGGCATCGCCTTTGAGCTCTTTATTGTTTGCCAGCCCGAATAAAGGGCAGCCATCGAACATATGAGGCTGTTTGTTGTCCAAGTTAAAAGTTGAACTATCCTTCGTACTGAAATAATAAATCGTTTTGCTATCGTAAAATTCCGCTTTTTGCTGCCCGTTATATGTCTCGTAATAACGCAAAGCATATTCTGGTTCATGAATATTCCCATCGCTGAGGAAAACCGCTTCCCACGGTTCAATATTTTTGACTCTTTCATTACCGTTCCGGTCGATATATGCAAGCCGCGCTCCATAGCCGCAAATGGTAGCCATCTTTCCCCATTCACTATCTTCGTCAGCAATATTATTCAGAGTGTTGAAATCATCAATCATCTGTTTTCCGGCAGAAGTAGTGCCCGCCTCTCGCTTATCGTCAAATTCATAAGTGATCGGGTGCCCGAAGAGATAGCCCACCTTCGTATCAACAATGTCTGAATCAAATGAGTTATTAAGCTTGTTATTGACCTTATGATCTATCCGCTTAACGTGACCTGTCTCGAAATCCTCATATTCAATGGCTTCTCTGGTTAGGATTGGTACACCCTGAACCTCCGCCTTGTAACGGTCATACAAGTTTTTCATTCTATCATGATCACTTTTATGTGCTTCAATGATTTCTGCAATCAATTCAGGTGTAATTCCTGAAGCTCTGATCTTATCTATTAAGTGATTCACCTGATCACCCCTTTCCTTTGCGTCTCATTGGTTTGTTGTGCGTATAAAGGGCATAACGTATGGAGTCCAGAACATCGTCCCATTCCTTAACCGGTTCGCCTGTCTTCTGATTCCAGACATACATAAAGATTTCTTTTTTAAACCGGTCAACTTTATCTGCAACGACAAAAAGCTGTTCTTGTTTGAACAGCCGTGCCACTTCCTCTATACCGGATACGACAGCTTTATCAGCATTGATGGCCCGAAGTTTTTCACGTCGGAAACGAATAATATGTTCAGGCCGAGCTGTATCACAATAGAAATTAATGTTGCCATACCGCTCTTCGATGTCCTTTGCTACCTTCACCCAATAGTCAATCTCTTCGTGCTGCTTGCAATGTTCTTCGAGCAAATAAAAACACCCTTGGTCATCTTGTCCGATTACGACAATAGAACCCGGGTGCTCATATCCCCAGTCAACGCCAGCAAAGTATTTTGTAAACCTGCCCTGTTTCTCTTTTAACTGGTCTGAACTGATATAGTGCTTGTCTTTGTTGAAATCCTTGTATATTACGCCTTCCGGAGCAACCCAATAGCCGTAAATGTCCCGGTCTGTAAACATGCCGCTCGGTGTTGAAGCAACAATACTTTCGACATACTCAGGATCAAGAAAATTGTTATCAAACAAGGAGAAGTGAAAAGATCGGATGTTCAGCCGGCCGTTTTTCAGCCGCTGCCCGTCTTTGTCGATATAGTCCGTTTTGACAGTGTGCATCGGATTTTCAGGGTTTGTATCCATCATGACCATTGCACCCTTATAGGAGCAACGGGAAATAACTTCTTTCACGAATGAATCATGCAGGGCCGTCGCTTCGTTTAAGAATGCGCCAGCTGACGTGAAACCCCGCGCCTTTTTCCATGAGTCTGCATTTGCGCCGTCAAAGCAATAAACACGGTTGCCGAATATCTCAACGGCATTCGACTTGTCGAGCCTCAATTCTTTGCCCAGAATCAATTCCATATCGTTCAAGATATTCCGCTTTATAGAAGCCTGAGTTGCCCCGCCGATGATAAAGGATAGCCCCATGTTTTGATACTTGCTTATGTGCCCGAGGAACGTCAAAAGGAGCACGAATGTTTTCCCTGCCCTTTTCGCCCCGCTGCATATTAAGATTTTTGGCTGCTCTTCAATAAAGCTGTTCCATACTTCTTGTTGCTTGGAGTTAAGTTCCATGAGGTTTCACCATCTTCCGCAACATGGCAGCAACTTCATTTTCTTGAGAGTTTCCGTTATCACCGTCAATATCTTTCTTCGCCTTCTCGATATTCAAGCGCATTTGCTCCAATTTAAGGCGCCGCTCATCTGCTTCATGAGCCAGCTGGTCAAACTGTTTAATCAAGCCCCTTAGCTCTCCCATTGCCCGAGATTGGGCATTCAGGAATGTAGCATGACGATCCCAAGCAAATTGTATTTCAAGCTCTTCTTCAGCAATAGACTTTTCAAAATACTCGTTGCCATCTTCGTCCTCTTGAGGTTGATAAACGTATTTCGCCTTTTTCAGCTCTTTCACAAGATCATCTTTATCCTGAACGAACATAATTCGCTGCGCCCTGATAATGGCTGCATATTGAATCTGAATTTGATCCCATATTATATCGGCAGGCGAACGCTCCTGAATCTCTTCCATGATCTCAAGAGTTTCTTCTGGCAGGAATTTAGAGAAAAAGCCGTGAGTTACAGCGTTTTGATTCCTCTGTGGTGCGCCGCCGTTGTTCCCTAATGCATTCTTATTGCCGGGTGGTGCGCCTGCCTTTTTTGTGTGCACCCTTTTTTCAGTGGGTGCACCCTTTTTTCTTTCCCAACCATGCCGCTGTTTCCACGATTTTATGGTGTTCACTGACACCCCGTATTTCTCGGCAAGGGCCTTGTATTTCATACCTTTGACGTAATCTTTCTGCGCCTGAATGTGCTTCTCAGCCATCTACATTCACCGCCGCCCCCTTTTGAATTGAGTTGTTTTGGAAAAGATATTCCCTCTAAACCACCACCGTGCTCAAGCCGTTAACCGCCAATTGTCTATCCTGAGACTTACCGGAAGCAGTTTACAGAGAATATAAAAAAGCACCCCGAAGGATGCTTTTAATTAATTGCCCTTAACTTCGTCAGGGACATAATCGAGTAATACCTGCATAATCCAAATGAAGTGCCAAGGAGCAAGGTTTTGTCCTAGATTTTCTTTTAGTTCATTCAAAAGCTTCTCGATAGATTCGCCCAACACAATATTATTATTACTCTTTGCTTTTTGTAACGCATGTTCTAAAGTGTTGATTATTTTAGAGTATTCATTATTTTTATCTGAAATATAATATCCACTTTGTTCTGCCAATGTTCTCACCTCCCACCTTATTATCGGTTAAGGAGTATGACAAAGGAACCATTTGCAAAATTTGTCGAACGAAAGCGCCCTTCATAAATAGGTGGCAGTCGTAAGACAAAAAACCACTTTGAATCACTAATATCTATAAGGTATTTTAGATTTATTAACTGAGTTTTCATCAAGATGGTCATAACCATTGACTTCTAAAAATTTCAGTATTCCGTCTTTTGCTATATCCATATTATTCTTTGGACCAATTGTTAAACCTTTAATTGCCTTTTTATCATGAATTGGCACTGTGAGATAAGGAATAAAAGTACCATTTGAAACTCTACAAGAATAGTCTAAGTATTGCGACTTCCAACTTTTAGGGACTAATGCTATTCTATACTCCTCTTCCTGAGAAAAACATGAATCCTTAAAAAATATAGAAAAAGTTTTTACCAAAAGTGCTAAAACCCCATCCTGAAAACCCCATTCGTAACTCAAATCACTCAAATCAAGGTCAGGCTTATCTGATTTGCTTTGAAAAAACATGGTTACTCCAATAAACTTACTCATTAGTTCCACTATAATTTTCTTTTGTACTTTTTTATCGTAAATAACAGGGAATTTCAATAAATTATAATTATCCAATTTTAATTCATTGAATAAATTTTTGGGGTCAAGGATAATATTATAACCATCATTATTTGTATAATTAGACCAAAGTAAATTTGAATCTGAATTTGTAGTAAGTGACATTACATAGACTGGTTTTTTTAAATCCTCAGATCCTATAGCATAATTAAAATGATCTAAAAAATTGTCTTTTGATTTACCACAAATGTCTGATATTACCTCTTCGCACAAATTGTAAGTATACCAAAGTTCATTTTTATCATTTAAAAAATTTGCATCAGATAACCAGAATTCTTGACGTTTTAAAATCCCTTCAACTCCATAGATATTTGTATAATGATAGAGTGATTTTATTTTCTTTTTGCTTTTTAATTTAGAAATAAGATAGTCTAAATCATGTTCAGTATCTATTTTTTCGGGTTTAATATCTGTTAATTTCATACCTTACCCTCCCAGTTTATTATCGGTGAAATTGTAAGGATAGGAACCATTTGCAAAATTTGTCGAACGAAAGCACCCTTTAGCTACGGGTGCTCATTTCTTCCTATGCTTTTGGAATTCCAATATATCCTCTTTAATAAAAAGCCTGTCCCTCGGCATTTCTTTAACCGGTTCAAGTTGACCGGTTTTAATTAGCTGATTAAGATATTGACGAGTAAAGCCCAATATTTCAATTGCTTCACTTGTATTAACGATCTCCTCATTCAAAAACTTTTTAATTGCATCACGTTCTTTAAGGCTGTACACCAAGCATCACCCTCTTTTTTCTCGATATTTTTGATAAAGGGAAATTGACTTTTCCACAATTGAAACAGCAAACAAAATAATTATGCATATATCTAAAGTTGTCTTTAATGGACTGGCTGCGACATGCTGTCGAACAAATAACATGTATCCCAAAGCAAGAAGGACAAAAATATCAGTTGACGTTCTGAGTTTTTCCATTTGTTGAAAGTGGCTGTATTAATTTTTCATTATTTTTTGTTTCTGTTATAATTTTACCGAGGGAGAAGATCCACCTTCTCCCTCGGCTCAAAATCATCTGCGCTTTCTTGGTCGTCTGCGTCTTTTGATTTTGGGCTTTTTTGTTTTAAGCTTTTCTCTTATGATAAGAGCTTTTTCAAAGATAGTTAGTGCTGTAAGTATGATGCCCAGTATCACTGCTATTTCAGCCACTTTCTTCCCTCCTTTCTATAATTTAATTATATACGATTACTTTACTCACGTCAACTAAATTGGAGAATTTTTTTCCTTTTTCCTCATAAAAAACAACCTATTCATGCTAAACAGAATAGGCTGTGTTCTGCTCTATTTTTCATTTTCAAACGGGAACGCTCAATGTTTTTCTGCACTGTTCCTTTTTTAATGTTCAGCAGCTGGGCGATCTCTTCGAAAGACATGTTTTGTACAGTATGCATGATGAAAATGTCCTTTTCTCTTTCAGTAAGGACCGAAAGGGCATCAGCAATTCTTTCTTTGTCCCAGTCGCTTACCTCTCCTTCTGGCTCCTGATTGATCGCATACTCTTCTGGCATTGCATCAATGATACGAGGATCAGCAAGAATCGTTCTTTGATAAACGTCTCTTCTGTCAGCTCCTCGGCGTGCTCCCGGTTGTCTCCCGTTCTGTAGCCATTCGAGAGTAAATTCAATATCACTGATCATACTGCCAATGATCTTCTTGTCGTTCTTTTGTTCGGCTGTCATTTCATTTTCTGGCGTTTCTGAGAATGCCCGGTACATCTTTCTCGCTTCTTTTAACGCTCTTTTGTATTCAATGATTAAATCTTGCATGTTTATCCTCCTCTTATTTACGCTTATAAGCGCCGCCTTTGCCGCGTCTGAGTGTTTGCATGTTTGCGTTCATCATTGATTGCCAGAAACGATCTGAGCGCTCCTGTTGCTTCTGTGATGGCTTCTTTTTGGACTGTTTCATGTATCATCACCCCTTTCACCAAAAGTAATCGCGATAGACATCCAGATAGTTGCGAAATAAAAAACGGACACCAAACAAACAGCGCAATGCTGTAAGTTCAGTGTCCGCAGGCTTTCCGTCTTGGACATTCATTAATGACTAGAATGAATATAAGTAATCCGTTTAGCTTATATTTACAAACTTTTGGATTTGCAGTATATTTCCTTTACTAATAATAAGAGTTAGGAGCTTTATAATGAACAAGATAGACGAGTTAAAAGAATTTTTAAAAGAAAACATCCATAATATGGTTATCGATGGAGGGGTAGGATTATCCGTTCCATGCCCTGACTTTGACTTATTACCTAGAGACTTCTTGAAATTTGCGAAGAATGAATTAGACAATTTAAATAAGAACAACGATAATCTTATACATATCATTAATTGCCTTTCTCATCTAAAAAGAGCTTTAGATTGCCAACTCGACACATTTTTTTATCAAATTAATCTATATAATTTAATAAAAAAGAGGAATCTTAGCTTTGACCAAAAAGTATTATTTTTAAAAAACGCAAGAGTCATTGACTCATCTTCGATTTCAAGATTAAATTATATACGGAATAAAATGGAGCATCATTATATAATTCCTAAGATTGAAGAGATTGAAGTCTATTTTGATTTAGTGAATGCATTTATCTTAGTATTAGAATCTAGTATAGCCTTCTTTTCAATTCACCATACTATTACCATTAGTTTAGAAAACGAAGATTCCTACAACTATTTCAGCTTTTCATATGTTTTTGACGAACACCCTAAAATAGTCTTCGAAGCTAATTATTTAGATTTCAAAATAACTGTTGATCCATCTGAAAAAAATGAATTTGTTTATTTTCTTAGAGCCTTCATTCTTTTAGGTAAATTAGATTACATGCAAAAAGAACATATGTTGGAAGAATTAGATTATGAAATAGTTTGGTCTTCAAGAAACTATTGAGTTGTTTTCATTATCCTAGCGCTCTTGCACAATAAACATTTTGGAGAGCAGGCATGCGGGTGTACTACTTTACCTAATTTGATGTAATGCTCTCCTCTCTATTTGTAATGAAGATCTAACAGAAATTCACTCTCCCATTTGTTACTATTAAACTAGTCAAGTATGTTTGGAGGTAAGTTTTTGGACTACATAAGATTTGTTCTTGAAAAACCACTGGCTGGAATTTTATTCAGTGTTTTAGCAGCTGCAGCCATTCTTTATTGTTTAACTCACTTTCCTTATGGGGCTTTATAAAAAGTCCCTATCCCCCTATCCCTGGCAGAACTGCAATCGCAAAGAATAAAACCGCCACGATCCCACCGAGAAGCCAGCCATTCGTCTTATCACGCTTTGCAATGATAGTTTCGTCTCCGATCATTTTCAGATCGTCTGACTTTGCAACAAGCACTGGTATGTAATCAGGATGCACTTTCAAATATTCCGCCGCCTCATAAACTGTCATCGCTTCGTCTTTTGTGGATTTGACTGCCCGCTGAAGCTCAACTTGTAAAGGGATCATTACGCATCACCCTCCAATTCATTTTGAGCAACTGTTATCGCAAAATTGAGATTGGTAATGATCTTCTCTAATGCCTGTTTGTATCGTTTCCTATCGCCGCTTAAATGCTGAATGTCCTTTTGAGCCTGCCGGAATTGATGTACCGTTACTTCCTGCTGGCGCTTGTTTTCCTCAATGATTTCCTGCTGCTTAACAGACAGTTCAGTCCGATCAATCAGAAAGTCAATATGCTCTTTAGCCATCCAATATTGATCTGTTGGCTTAGCATTTTCATATCCTTTTAGTTTTGAAACACGCGCTTTAATTTCCTGTAATTTATCCATGTCCGTTCCTCCCCCGCAGGGGAAAGCCCCTGCTATTTGATTTTGAAGCCTATTTCGTGATCGACTCGAGCAAAGCTGCCCTTTGCCGTTTGAATGATTGTTTTGCCATGCTCCGGGGCTTCCAAGACATGTGCGGTGCCCTGGCTCCCGTCTATAACGATGATCTGTATTTTGCCCGACTCCATTGCCTGTTCGATTGTTGTATCTTTGCTTAAATTAATTTCTCTTGGGTTGTACATTCTTAGCGCCCCCTGTGCTATGATAGAAGTACCAGTTCATATCAAGGCACTGAGGCCACGCGCTTCGGTGCTTTTTTTGTGTTTAATAGTGATCCGGTTTCCATCCGACCATCGTGAATGCCTGCGATGGTTTCAGATCCTCACGGTAAACGATCGGGTGTTTTTTCACGTATTCGGCCAGCTGTTCCGGCGTCATCTTCCATTCTTCAACCGGTCCTGGCTTGTAAGGATTGATGCTTTGCTGTTCCATGGTATTTACCTCCTCCATTGATTTTGGGTATCTCTGTGCCGCCAAGCTTCTTGCAATCAGAACCCATTCGGCTGGCGCATGCCTTAAACTGAGAGCAACGTGTCATACAGGCCATGAGCTTATCTTCTTCCTGCACCCACAACGGCCGATCGTCTGCGATTACCACGTTTAACAGTGGACTTTCCCGCCTTTCTTTTGAGTTTTTTCAGCTCGTCCAGCTCGATGAAGCCGAGTGACTTATCCAGAGCCAGCACCTTGAGTGGCGTATCGTAAAGCCGCTCATACAACTTGCGCTTGATGGCAAATTCCTTTGTTTCCACGCCCTTGATGTCAATGATCTCGATGCTGCCGTCCAAGTTATGAACCTCAAAGTCTGCAATATATTCAATCTTCCGAAAAGTTTTTCCGTTCTTTTTGAATGCTTCTTGCAGCAGGAACCGTGGCTGAAGCTTAAAATCTTTTATCTGCTTGCTCACCTTGAGCCATTTCAGTTGCTCATAGTATTTGACTTCGGCCCGGCTATCGAACGTGATGCCGTCCACCTGTGTTTTTCTGGCGCCGTACTTATTTGCTGGCATGTGATGCCTCCGTCCATTCATCAAAACTGTAGGCGTAATCAACGCTTTCAATGAAACCGATCTCCTTCGCTTTCTGACGGATTTTCATACATCCTTCATAGCTGTAAGCCCAAATTTCTTTATAATCCCTCAGTTCGCCGTATTTCCCTGTTATGATGAACTTCCGAAAGCTGTTAACCAGTTGCCACATGTTACCCCCATGCGAAAAACCGTTTGGACTCCCGTATCCCATTTCATACGGATAAACGTCATCACCTGTGTAATCATCAACGAAGAACAGTCTTTTCTTAAATCTGAAATACGCCACCCGATCCTTGTATTTACAGAAGAAAGTACGTCTGTCTATGCTTGCGATAAGCTTTATCAGATCATTAATATCGTTCAAGCGTTTTATTTGCTCTGCACTTGGCATTATTCCGCTACCTCCCGTCAATTTGTTCCCAGTACTGAATCTGTCTTTCCTTGTACGGCGCCGTCAGTATGATGGCCGGCAGCAGGATCACCGCTTTAAGCACTTCGCATCAGCTCCATTTGTCTGATTTTTTCCTCAAGCACCCGGATAGCCGGTGTGAGGTCCTTGCCGCCCTTTTGTTCAGCAGGCCCGAACAAATACATTCCCATGGATCCATTAACATTCGTTTTTTCATCCATTCCGCAACCCTGCCAATCTATGATTTAATAGCATTCTGTCGCCCTTGATGATCACGCAATAGTCTGCGCACATTTCATAAATCCGGGTACCGAGTGCCTCGTCTATATCAACCAACTCTTCGATGTCTAATTCACTTGAGATAAGAACCGGTTTATGGTTCAGATACCGATAATTGATGACAGAGTATGTCTGCTCCACCTGCCAATCGGTTGCCCGTGGTTTCTTAATCCGTCCTTCTTTGGTGTTTGTGTAAACAGGCTTGAACAGATCATCTATGAACAACACTTCAACCTCTTTCATGCGGTTGAGTTTCTCTTCCAGCTTGTCAAAGTCATCTTTCAGATCGTTGAAGCCTTCCACGTAAGGAAAATACTGAACTGCGATGTTCTTTGATTTGATCAGCTTGTTTGAAATAGCTGTCAGCAAATGTGTTTTCCCCGATCCCGGCTGCCCCAGTAATGCAATGCTATTGCTTCGGGTGCCGCGGATGCTGTCAAAGTCTTTGTAGTATTCCACCGCAGTATCGTAAGTGTCTTTCACGACAGCTGGCTTTCCTTCGGTTATAAAATTCTTGAACTTCAACTTCTCAAATTCAGCAGTTATGTCACTAGAATTCATAAGCTTCCGGATCCGCCGGCGCTCTATGCATTTACACCGGACCCATACCTCATATCCGTCCTTATTCTCGATGTATCCAAGTTGATCTTTACATTTCGGGCATTCGTATTCAGCCTTTTCTTCTGACCCGGCCGACCCCGCCGAAAATTGGGCTGACCTTTCTTGGAGCTTTTTCAGTATTGCTGCCATTGCCGCGTCTGTACTGTGCGTTTTGTGTTTTTCCATGTTGCCACTCCTTACTTTTGTTCTTGTTTGACTGGAGAATGCGCTGTACGTAGGCAAGATTGCGAGCGTTCCGCGTTACTGCCTCTTTCATTGCCTCCAGCACCTTATCTTCGCCATAATCGTCTATCAAGCTATTAAGCTTCTCAGCCATGAACGATGATAGAAGGCCGAATCCCTCATCCTCGAAAAATGTAAATGCGTTACTCTTCATTTTCTTCTCATCCTCCTGCTGCTCTTCTTGTGCTGGCGTTTCTTCCTGTACTGGCTCCGATTTCTTCCCGTAATTCTTGGTGTTTTGAAGCTTTACATAATCAACAATTGTGACAATGATCCCTTTGTTCTGCTTCAAGCGCCTCGTTTTGATAAAGCCTGATTCTTCTAACTTACTGAGCGAATAACGCACCTTCTTTACGTCAATGGAAGCTTCTCTCGCCAATTCAGCAACGTTGATCATCGCTTCTCCAATCTTTAGAGATCCAAATGGTGCGAAAGCAGCCTCTTCGAGTAAGCACATATAAATCATCTTTTCACGCCTGTTTGTAAATTGACGAGAAGGGACAATAACGTAACCCCAACCTTCCATATCCATGCCGCTCACCTACTTCCTTTCACACAGTGCTGTCATTCCGCTGATGCGGACTAAACGTAAACCAGGTTCATTTGTTCTGAGATAGCCTTCAACATAAGCACGGAACAGCTGCGCGCGATTGGGTGCCCCTTCTGCCAGCCATTTATAACAGAAGGGGATACTAACCTTAATCAAATGGGAGGTCATCGTCACTGATATCTACAGGTTTGCCGTCAAAAGGATCAGCATCCTGCGCACTTGGTTTTTCCTCTGATACTTCTGCATCAATGATTTCTGGCTCAGACATTTCGTCAGTGATGTCAATGCGCTCTCGTTCCTCATCGTCCTCAATGACAGCCTTCTGCATTTCCACTGACAAGATACCCCATTTGCTCAGAATCGCTTTCAAAACAGTTTTTAATGCCATTGCATCCCAATCGTTTTTCCAGCCGAAGTCCGACTTACTAAACTTCTTTTTATGCTTTTCAACTTGCGCCTTTGTCCAATACACTGTTTTCCGGAAACCGTTTAAAAGCTCAAAGTAAGCAGCGTAACCAATAACCGCATCTGATTCCCGTTTTTCAAAATCAATTTCTATTTCCTCAGTTAATGGGTTCCACTTTTGCAATTCTCCTTCATGGACCGGTATGCAATTGATGAATTTATACTGACCTGTACGTAAAGCCAACTGAATGTACCCTTTGTAACCAAGCTGAAATTGAGCACGGCCGCCATACGGAACTATCCAGGCATAACCCAAGTTTTTATCCACTGGCAGATCAAGCGTAGCAGCCACCATAGCCGATGAAATTACGCTCATAGGCTCTGCCTTTTGGAGCATTTTTTCACCGTTGTAAAGGCTCAGAATTGATGCTGTGAATTGGGAAGCCCTTTTCCCTAGAACTTCTTCGAAACGATTCATGACTGCCGGAGAAGAAAGCAGACCTTTCATTGTTGTTCCTTGCTGTTGTGCTGGAGCACTGTTTTGTTTCTTCTGGATATTGCTTTTTAGCGATTGATTTGTAGCCATATTCAGCTAACCTCCTTGATTCCAAAGCGTCTAAATTGGACTTCTTTAGTGACTTTCTCGTATACGTCCGGAAACTGCTCTTTGAGTTTCTTAGAGTCGATCCGGTTAGTTGAAACTGACTTCCAACTAGTTTGATAGTTTCCGATGAAGCCGTATTCTGCTTCCTTCATTTCGTGCTTAATCTGGTTTTTTAACTCCTTCGCTTGCAACTGGAGTTCGTTGATCTGATCTTTCAGCTGCAAATATTGCTGAATGCGTGTTTTATTCGCTGAAGTGAGCTCAACGACTTTACCGCCCTCTGCCTCGGCATAACGTTGCTTGAGATATTCTTCTGCTGCACTCGAACCATCAAGCACAGGGGCCTGTCCGCCCAATACATTTTCATTCCAAAATTGAATCTCAGCTTGAAAGATCATCGCAATGAGCTCGTCATCACGCTCAATCTCTTTCCAAATGAATTTATTGCCGCCGATTAGGACAGCGAAGTACGCTTTTTTATATTCAGGCCCTAGCACTCCTAAATAGTGCTGGACCTGAACTATATAGCTGTCGGGAATCTCGTCATCTTCCCACTCTTTCAGGTTGTATGCCGACGTGGTTTTGCACTCCAATATGGCTTTTTCACCAACAATCATTCGGTCAACATTCGCCAATATAAAATCGTGCTTGGGGTGCCTGAGCATCGCTATTCTCCGCCTAACTTTTTTGCCGCTACGAATCTCGAACTCTTTTGCAACAACGTCTTCAAGAAGTGAGCCAAAGTATGCAGCTTCACTGCCTGATTCACTTACAGGTACCTGGCCTGTTTTGTCTAACCACAATTCAAACGGTGTTTGCCATTTGTTTATTCCTAAAATTACGGAAGCATCTGAACCACCTATGCCCTTCCGTCGCTCAAGAAGCCATTCGTCCCGACTCATGTCCGCTGTCGAAGCGAAAACCTCTGCTTGCATCAGATCAGCCCCACCTTTCTTTTGTACTCTTCCGCACCAAGCCGCTGCCATTCTCGGTAGTTATCCATTGAAGGGAAACTAAACTGCGCTTTACCGTTTTTGGCGAATACAATTGAACCGCCGACCTGTCTCAAACGTTGCTGATCCTCCGGACGCTCGCTGAATGCTACTTTTACTGCTTTAGCCATTATTTAGCACCTGCTTTCTTCTCGTACATCTGTATAACTTGATGTGCTTCATGCTCTGATAGCAAACCGCCACCATTTAATCGCATAACTACTTTTCGTTTCGCTTTACTGAGTGGAGCTAAACCATGTTTTTTGAAAAGCATTGCTATATAGCCCTTTTGTCTGGGTGTTATGAAACGGGGGCTATAAACTCGATCATCTTCTCGCAGATAAGCGTTCAAGTTAGCTCTCAACTGCTCACCCTGTTTTACTGCCATATGAAGAGACATGTTTTCTTTATAGACCTCTTTCATATGATCTAATTGCTGTTTTAAATACTCGTTTTCTTGCTTTAATTGAGATTCAGTCACATCCAACAACCTCCATTGATTTTCATGAGGCGTTTTGGTATAATTAAATAACTATTTAAGTCAAAACGCCTTACTGAGTCCACTCTGCCAAGTGGGCTTTTTTATTGCTCATTTTTAAATTTGAAGCCAAGCTGCTCCCTGAGATAACGATCAAGGTTCTCTCTCAAGATCACCGCGCCGCAATCAATTACATAATCATCGACTGGGGTAACTTCATCCCCGAAAAAATCCTTTTGTGTTTCTGGCTCAGTCAACTTGTCGTGCCAGTTGTTTAAAATCATTGGATTTTCGATGTTCAATTTTTTCAGCTCCTTCATTTGCTTTAGCAAGTTCAGCAAGACTGTCGATCGCATTTTCTAAAGAGTAAAATTCCTTATGAAGAATGCTCACAGCTCCTTTGATATCTTCCTCTGAATATGCCGCCTTTTTTGCATGTCGCAAGAAGCTTGCCGCGAGCTCAAATTTTCTGAGATTCATACCAAACACCTACTTATCACTGCCAAATTGATACCTCGTTGTTGCATTTTCATAGCTGTTTCATACAATCGACCTTTATTAGCAAGTCGGCTGATATCCTCTGTAAGAACTTTGATACTTCCGGCGAGACTGATTGCCTCTTCATAATCACCATCACGCAATGCCTCTGAAAGCATGATAGAAAGCTCTTCCGCTGATTCAATTTTTCTTTTTGCTGCATCTACATCTGACTTCAAAAACTGATTAGTTTTCATGCAAAAACCGCCTTCCTTTCTTCTTGTTTTGACATGGCTACCTGATCCATCAACGCTTTACGCGTCCACTTATCAGCAAGCTCCTGCATATTCAAGCCATGATTTCGTACCAATGAGTAGATCAGTGTTTTATTTGCTGGAATCAGATCAAAGATCTGCTTAATATCTCCCATCGGTAAATCATTTGAACGACCTGGTCGATCGCTTGCCAACCATCGAGCCAACTGTTTAGTAGCCTGCAATGCTTCTTCAAGCTGATGAACCATGTTTATTACCGCAGCGCTTGCGCTTTCATTTAATGCAGGGTCAATCGGAGCAACCGCTGTTGGATGTAGCTTAAACAAGTAATGTACGAGATCAATGTGTTCATAGGCTTCACAGGCTTCAAACCACTTAATGCACAGTTCAGGTGTTAGTCTGCTAAAACCGTTTTCAACGTCTGAGACATAACGCTGATCTTTTCCACCGATTAGAATTCCGATTTGATATTGTGCAAGACCTGCTGCCTTGCGGGCTTTGCGCATGATTTGCGGTAAATTCCGCAAATTGTATGGGTTGTTCTCCATATGTTTGCCTCCTGATATATAAGTTATTTATTGGTAAAATTTAATTAATGAAGGGATGAGGGTTGTCCCTTTGCCATAAAGGGCTATTTCAATCTCCCCAAAATTGTGGAGATTAGTACCTCACTCCTCAAAGTTGTGGAGTGAAGCGCGATTAAGCCGATTGAGACGACATGAATTTATTTACAAAATAAATCTGACCTTTACCGGTTACCTTTGGTGTGCGTGCGGTCCTGATAGAACCGTCAAGATTGCTTACAGTTCTTTTCTTGATTTCAAACAGGCCCATATCCATACTGCGTTGGGTTGGGAGGTTAAATGATTCACCCTTTTTTCGAATCAGATATCCATTGTCGCGCAACCATTGAAATAATTTGTTCGGCCCGATATCTACACCGTTTTGCTGGATGATTTTCGCTAACTCACCAACAAGCACAGAGGACTCGGACGATTCAACCGCCTCAGCGAAAATCACTTTCGGTTTCATGGTTTCAATTTGCTTGCTTTGCTCTTTCATAGTGTGAAGAGTAGTTTTGAAAAGCAGTTTTGTATTTTCATCAGCTTGCGGCAGGTATGTTTGGATAAATAACTCGTCATTTGCTACGTAACCGCCCGTTTTTCTGATAGTCGGGATAACTTCATGAGTGATCCAGCGTTTGAACTGTTTGGCTTCGGGTTTGCGGCTACCGAGAATTAAAGTGTAAAGTCCTGGCTCGTTCACAATATTTGTATTGCCTTGTCGTCCTATGTTCAACATAGCCCGTTCGTCACTATCCAGTTTTGATACTGCTTGGGTGGCATTTTTAATCCCTAGAATCTCGCAGACGTCTTTTGCGACAAACCAAGGTTGTCCATCCTTTACAAATGTCCGAACCTGCTGATCTTGATAATTGAATACTTTTTGCAATTGACTCATTCATGAACCTCCTAAATAGAGTTGTCATTCACCAAACGGAAATTTTCGTTCAGTAGGTCCTTTGCTATTGCGCTTGTTTCATATTTGCTTGTTCCTGCGCTTCGATCCACGCATCTATGTTGTGCTTAGTGAAGAAAATGCGTGTGCGCACTCGGAAGTGTGGAATTTCTTTTTCACGAACCATTGTGTAAATCGTGTCGTGATGAACACCGAGGTATTCAGCAGCTTCCTGCACGGTCATTGTGTTGCGAGTCATTTCTACACCTCCTACGCTGTTTTTTAAATCTCTCACTCTCTCATGTGGTAAAATCTTCATGAAAGGTGGTAGATAAAATGAATAAATATTTATGGGACTTGAATATTGAAGAAATTCCTTGTGGTTGGGAAAATTTCTATCAAGATGCCCTAGTTGAATTCCCTAATGGAAAAATGTTCGAAGAATATATGAATGGGCCTGATGATAAATACGAATTCTTCTCTCACCCAGTCAAATATAGAGAGTTAATGGTTTACTGGTTTAATTTTCATAAGGCCAAAGCTCAAAAACTCTTTGAATCCGAAAATCTTTTAACTGACAGAAAAGCTATAAGTAATTTGATTAAGCATGATATGGTCTTAGATCATTTGGTCACAACTTGGATTTCTGATGATTTAACAATGGATTATTTTGATCCTGACTCTGTGGAAAGAGATTTTTTTGATCCGGATTGGTACTTTTCCAGTGATGAATACAATCAATCAAAAGGATATTCGGAGTTGCGATTTATTCAGTTTTAACAAGTACAAGCCCTTCTTTATCTAACAATGAGTTTCAGGTAGTTAGCAGGGTTCACTTTTGCTGGACCCTGTTTTCTCAGAACCGCAAGGAATGCTCGGATATTTGAAGAATGCCAGTTAGCTTACCATTAGGAATTTTGCTTAAATTGTTTTGAACCGTTTCGGTTAATGAGTAACGTTTCATGTTCTCACTCCTATGCTGTATATGATTTTTGTTTCGTATCGACGACTTCTTCTTCAAAAAAAAGCGTCCATTCGAAACCCAACTCATTTGCAATCCTTTTAGCAACTTGCACCGAAGGATTTCTCTTTCCTAATTCGATATTGGCATATGCCCCACGGGAAAGCTGTACTTTGTCAGCAACAGATTCTTGGCTTTGCTTACCCCGTCGGTTAATTAACCATTTTCTCAATATTATCAACTCCTTTGTGTGTCATATCGAATCACTTGTTTATTATAATATCGTCGATAAGACACATTGTCAATACTTTTTTTCGTCGTTTTGACACATTACTTCTATGTTTCATTTTGACACGTTATAATTGCTTTTGAAGAGGTGTGTCCACATGTTTAATAAAAAACTGATAACCCTTAGAAAATCAAAAAAACTAACACAAGAAGAAATGGCTAATAAAATCGGAGTACATAGAGGTACATATGCAAATTATGAAAGAGGACACCGGCAACCCGATTATGACACCTTAAAAAAAATTGCCGATTTCTTTGAAGTAACAATTGACTATTTGTTAGATCAAGAATCTGAACCGATTATACGCGAGGAGAAAACTCCTTATATTGCTTTAAATGATCCAGATTTACAAATTGCCTTTAGAGATGCTGCTGATTTTTCTGAAGAAGCTCGCAGACAAGCAATTGATTTTATCAACTATCTGAAGGAGAAAGAAAAAGCGAAAGGTCGTAAATCTCCGAATACGGAGAACGATTGAAATTCCCTAAAGCAAAAGTATTGCATTATTTCATTTCCAATAAATGATACAAATAATGATATAACGACACTTTTGCAATAATTATCTTTATGATTTAGTTATTCTTTAGTTATTTAGTTATTAATAGAAGTTTCCCAAAAAAGTCGAATGGTAACTAATGTAATTCCATTCGTGTACCAATGTTAAAAATTACAAGCGTTCAATCCCTTATGTAGCAAGGGGTTGAAGAAATGCCCGTATCCCATTGGTGTACCACTGGTTTCCTATCCGTATCCCATTGGTGTACCAAAAAAACGGGTATCTTCTTTTAATTTTCTGATGACATTTTTTTATAAAAAGGGGAAATTACAGTTGGCATTTTTATTTAAAAATGAAGAAGTTTATAACAGTGTAGCTAAAAAGAAACGAAAGGCATCTGGGGGATTTAGAAAAACATACTATGCAGCCCAACCGTTGTTAGGACAAAAAAATCAAGTTATGATGGAAGTTATTTTCGGATACTTAACTGGTTCACAAGTCAGCAGTCAAGGTCTGTTTATTGCAACAAAAGAAAATTTACACCTTGTAACTGATAAAGCCGGTGGTCATAAAATAATTAGTTGGAATTATGATGAGATTAATAGTATTTCAGTTTTAAAACAAGCTTTCACTGGTTTTACACTTGAATTTAAAACAGTTAATGGTGATTACCTAATTAAAAGCGTCATGGAAGGCGATCACGAAAAATTTATAAATTATGTTAGGAAGTCGATCATCGCAGCAAGCAAGAAAACAGCTACTGAGAACATTTCTAAACGTAAGGCTGACGAAAAGTCAATAAATTCTGATTTTGATTTCGTTGCTTCCGAAATAAGAAAATATGCAACTTTAAAAGATGAAGGACTTATTACAGAGGAAGAATTTACAGCGAAAAAGAAAAAGCTTTTAAACATATAAGGCCCGATTTGTTGGGCTTTTCTTTCACACTAAAAACAGAACATACATTCCTATTTGGCGGTGTTTATTATGGCAATCCAGTTATCACATCTAGAAGAAGAAGTAAAAAAGATATATTCAAAATTAAATATGCTCACTCCTGAGGATATAGATCTTGAACGCATTGCCGCTGCTTTCAAGATATGGATTCATTATGAGAAAGCTAATAGCAGCATGTTTTGTATCAATGGTCTTTACAGCACGGTTTTGGATATTCGAGCTTCCCCACAAGAGCAATGGCAAGACTTCGTTCACGAACTCGCCCACGTACTGAAGCATGCCGGAAACCAATTCAATATGAATAGAATGTTTAGGGAGCTTCAAGAATATCAGGCCAATAGTTTCATGTATCACTTTTGTGTACCGACATTCATGCTCGTTAAGATTTCGTTGCCGCGCATGCAATCCGAGGCTATAAAGTTAATTGGAGATACCTTTAACGTCACATACCCTTTTGCAGCCAAACGGCTTGAAATGTACAAAAGAAAACTGTTTTCAGAGAAACTATTTTTAGTGAGGTGTTAATCATGGGTCATTGGATGGCTAGAGGTCAAAAATCATTTTTATTAGTTGTTGAGAACGGTTATGATTCAAAAGGCAAACGCAATAGGAAGACTAAAACAATCAAAATTGAAGATCCAAAAATTCTAAACAGCGTTAGAAAGCGAGAAAAATATTTATCACAGCAACTCCTAATGTTCGAAATGGAAGTAACGTCTGGTGAATATATATCGCCCGAAAAAACAACCTTCGAGTCTTTTGCAAACGAATATAAAGAACGAATTTTATATAAGAAATTTGCCCACAGAACATCTGAAATGCATGAGAGTCATATTAAAAACTACATTCTTCCAGCGATCGGTCACAGGAGATTAGATCAGATCAAAACAATGCATATTGTTGACTTTATGGATTCACTTGAAAAAGACGGAATTCGAAAAGATGGCAAACCAGGAGGTTTATCAAGTTCAACCAGATACGATATATTCAAAGTTATAAAGGCAATGTTCAAAGTTGCTGTTAAGCAATGGAAACTAATCAAAGTAGATCCAACCGAAGATTTAGATCCCCCTTCTGTTGAAACCAAAGAAATGCAATTTTATGATTCAGAAGCAGCTAAAGAATGCATTGAAGCTCTTTATCAGATTGATATAATGTGGAGATTGTACTTTTTAGGTGCAATGATTGGCGGTCTAAGAAGAGCAGAAGGATTAGCCTTTGAATGGCATTTAGATGTTGATTGGGATGCGGGAGGTTTTTATGTAAATCGTTCAATTCCAAAAACAATTGAAGGAAAACCACTTATCAAAGATCCTAAATCAAAAAAATCTAAGCGCTTTGTAAAAATGCCTGATTGGTACATGGAAGAGCTTGAGAAGTACTATAAAATGTGGAAAAAAGAGAAACTTAGATTAGGTGATGCTTGGGAAGGTGGAGAACACCAATACATTTTCCATAGTGGGAAAGGTAAGCCCTATTATTACACAACCCCCACTGCAAAATGGTCCAAGTTCACTAAAAAGTATGGGCTGAAAAAAATACGACTTCACGAGTTGCGTCATACAATGGTTACTTTATTAATTGAAGCTGGTGCAAATTATAGAGCGATTCAAGAACGAGTCGGTCACGCCAGCTATCGAACTACATTCGATAGATATGGCCATGTAACAAAAAAATTAGCTGATGAGACAGCTGAACTATTCAACAATTTTGACCCTAAAAAGAGATACGGTCAATGAATTTTGAAGCCGAAAAATCAAGTTCGCCAACAGTTTGCCAACAACTCGCGAATTTGATAAACCGGCTTTATTAAAGCAAAGTAAAAAACCCTTGCTACGCAAGGGTTTAAGCTATGATTCCGACTGGGCTCGAACCAGCGACCTCTACCCTGTCAAGGTAGCGACAAGGTATTTTAGCTGGTTTAGTTTATCTAGGAGATACCTGAGAAAA